GGATATTTCCACGGGTCGGGCGCCAGTATCTCCCACACCGGGTCCTTAAAGGGGACCAAGCTACCGGGTATAGAGTTCAACCAATTTCATGACTGAATGCATAATACCTTTCGTCAGAGAAGACTTCTTTGACGTCAGATAGCACCAACCGGTCACGAAGCTCATCCATGTCGTAGAGTCCAATGTCGTACTTGGCCATGATAACCTCAAGAAACTCGTCATCGGAAAGTACCAGGTCTTCGTCCAGAATAGCATGAAGCACGTCAGACACGCTCCTCACGTGCTGCTTGGCGAACCAAGTCAAATCATGCAGATTGACATTACTGGGGTCGAAACCGGTAGAACGAGCTCGGGCAAGGAAGGCATCACGCATGTAGCTAACGTGGCGGAACTCATAAGCATATGAAAGGGCCTTGCCGCAAATGTACTGGGCATCACTCACATCTTGATTACGGTTGGCTCTTGCGTTAAAACGACACAAAGCCTTACCAATGAGTGGTACCATGACATTGTCAACACCCTTAGGGACGAAGAAACGGGAGAGAAACGTCAAATCACACCAATAGCGGCGTTCGCTGGCCTTCAAGGTCATACCAGCCGAATGGCAGTGTTCTTTCCACTTGGAACAATCAATTCCTTCAGGCCCAGTCCCAGCCGCAATATCGTCACCGAGAATAGCTACACGAGTAGATTTCACACGTGTTTTCCGCAAGAAAGAATACCAGAGAGAAAAGTTCCAAACCGAGTTGCGAGCGGTTGTGTCAGTGCCACCGGTGGCCAACTGGTTCTTGATCGTGGCAGACAAACCATAATCATAATTGACAACTCGGAACTCTCTAGAATTGCAGATGTAAAACCTACGAAACCACAAAGGAGCACCAGAACACTTCAGCCAGTGTGCAAAAATCTCATGTACGTCCGACAGTTGGCTCCTGTCATTTGCGGAAAAATCGCCCTCGAAGTAGCGGTCTTTGCCAGCCAGGTCATTTGCGATCATGACATCCGACTTGGTGTAGGCGAAAATGACTTTTTCAACTCTGTCGTCTGAGAACTCGTCTAACGCGTAGGAAAGCCGCTTGTTAAATTCATCCATAAGCGGACCGGTAAGGACGTTGTATTCATCCGAACCGACATAAATGATACGCGGAGCCCATGATGGATCATTCCGTTTAAGGAGCACTTCACCCTTCACCATAAGAGACTTGGTGTTGAGGGTGCGGAAGTTCACATCGTGAAGTCGTAAGAGAGCTTGTGACATTCTATGCTGCTTATCAGGCGGGAACTTGGAAACCCACCTATCATAGATGTCCTGCGTCCAGTTGAACGCAGACGACTTCGGGAAGACGAGGGAGGCAAGACGCTTGGCCTCCTTCACAATACTGGGGCACACCCTACTGTCACTATGGAAGTTGCAGCGCTTGTTAAAGGCGCTAAGCAAACTTTGAAAATCATTGCCAGTGACAACCGGCACTTGTTGAGAGAGCACCGGGCCTAACTGATCCACGGGAGCCCAAACAGGAGCATCGATGCGGGGAGCTTCATCGAGCCTGAAAGGGACACGTGGGACAAACTCACGCTCCGCTACTAAGCGGAGGCGGGGCTCACCATCGAAAACATGGTCACCGCGGTCCACGAGAGCAGGGACCGGGTCGGGTGAGCCCCGCCTACCACTAGAATAGTGAGAGTGCCGTTTTTTAGGCAGGGTCGCGGTGTTAGGAATGTTGCTAGGAATCGCCA